GATGCATGGATCGATCCGTCAGTTCCGCTTGCCGGAATAAGGGATCATCCGACAATGTCCGTCAAGGACAGTTATCGGAAACAGGCTCGATTCCAGACCGACGCACTAGCGTGGAAGAATCGACAGAAAGCGAAGTTTTCTGATGAAGCCGATGATTTCTAATATAGTAGTTTTTAGTCAGTTTTGTTTTAGTAGTCTAGGGTTATTTGTTCACTTAGTTGTAGCTACATCAAATTCCTTTCTACTTTGTTTCTTCCTTTCTTATTCTTCGAGTTCTTCATCTGCGGTCAAGTCGATGACTTCCGGACCGTGGATGGCTTCGTGGTAGTCGCCCCGGTATTGCTCGACGAGGTTTGGATTCTCACGGAGAATCTTGACCACTAGTCGGCTGAGGGCGATGTTGAGATTCTCAGCACCCTCGAGTTCCATGTGGGCCATCCCCAGTTCAATCTGGGTATGGTTCAACGTGGAGAAGAGTGACTCGCAGCGTCGTTCGAGGTTCGAGTTCAGGTGCACTGCATTTTGGTATTGACTGCGGCACTCGTAGTACATTTGAGCCCAATGGCTGATCAGTACTTCCGTGACCGGGTGGAGATCGTTGACTTGGTTGACCTGAGGTTGACCCTTGGTAGCTTCCTGGTCGGACATCGTTGCTTTGACTTGTTCTTATGCTGGTAAATTGCAGAATGATCGGTTTGTATGGTAATGAACCATGACAAATAATTAAGTGGTATAGGAGAACGCCCCCGGTGGAACCTCACGTAACTATAGCCCGAGAGGGAGCACGTAGTAGCGGAACGAGAGAGCAAGTGGAGTGAGGCGCGATACTATACCGAGTTATTTTTGCAATGTTCATTACCATACAAACCGATCATTCTGCAATTTACCAGCATAAGAACAAGTCCAAACAACGATGTCCTAAGGAAATAGCGAGCGTGGACCCAGGCACAACAAACGATCGAAGTCTTCAGGTCTGGCGAAGTCAGCCCAGCTTTGGGACTCAAACTGGAGAGTAGACTCAGCCTCGATACCTTGCAGTATCGTACTGAACTCCTCATCGACGTGTGAGTCGTCCACTTCCATTGCACTACCCTCTGAACTGGGAGGTTCGCCCACTACCTCGAGTGTCTTCAAGAACTCATCCGCCCTCTCTGACGCCAGTGACATCTCCGTTGGAAATTCAATCTCCTTGAAGCGCCGGGCGACAGGCTCCCGATCCCTCTGATCCGGGAAGCAATCGCTTAGACGGTAGTTGGAGATCACGATGATTTTCTTAGGACGAATCTTCTGTAGGACGCCGCCTTTGATTTGCGCAGCGAATGGGTAACGATCTGCCCAGATCTTCAAAGCGGACGCAGTAACCTCGTTTTTAGGAGACCACTCTTCAATGATAACCACTTCCTCGTTGTCGTAACCATCCCACCACTTGTTGAGCATCTTCTGGTAGCAAATTTCTCCGTACTTGTCCCAAGCCATTCTTGATTTCCCCGTTCCAGTAGACCCGTACCACCACTCGTTCGTAGTATCCCCGTCAATAACCCCTAGTTGTGGTTTGCGTAGTGACTGTAGTTTTGAGTAGGTGTTGATCCAAACTCTCGGGTATTCTGACTTGATCCAAGCCCAATCACCTTCTTCAGCCTTGCTAAGAATGCGAGCCCACGCTTCTTTGCCCGCCTTTCCCTTTTCAAGAGGGAGAGTACCGATTTCCACGTAATCGGCATCTTTCGTGCAGTAGTCTCGATTTTGGGCACCGTCGCCTCGGGCGCGTTCAAGGTGCACCATAGGCAGTTGGGATTTGAGAGCTCGAAAAGTCGTAGCATCTCGTAAGTGGATGTATCCCTGGAGATGCGGAGTTCCTGACTGTCCCACCTCTCGTCCGAAGACGAGGTAGATAGCGTGCTTGCGGTCGAAGAGGCAGCGAAGCTGATCTTCGGCGTCGAGCGGGTAGTTGTTCCAGGTAAAGCAAAATCTGCGGGAGCGGGCATCGTTTTGGTTTGACATGCGTAGAATTGATCAGATTGACAAATGACACCCCCGAACTTAGTTTTTTTCCGGGTGGGGGGGAGGCTCTAGTGGAGGTGGGGCCGAGCGGAGCGAGCCCCCCGACTCTCCCGAGCGACCCCCCACGCGAGCGCAGCGAGCTTCTATTTTCGAAGAAAAATCTAGAAAGAAATGCACGCATACACATAGTGTTGTGTTGTGGAACATCATTCATGGTCGCACACTGCACATAGTGCAAATGGTGCAACAGAATGTTGGTAGCACACTAAGGGTCCTAGCTAGTATTACCTAGGACCCTAACGTGTTGTGCAACAACATGTATTCATTTCTATTTATTCCTCACTTCTCAATTTCTCTTCTTCCCCTCAAGATAAGATCATGGCTTTTGGTTACCGACGTCGCTCGTACCGCCCACAACGTACTCGATACCCGTATGGTTATGGACGTACGTACCGTGATGCGGTTCGTTCAGGTGCACGTACGATGCGCCGTGCACGTCGTAACTTCCCCTCTTCGTCTTCTGGCCGCCGGATTGTGCGCCGTGGAGGTGCGCGAAGTGCCCCCGCCGGCGGAGAGAAGGTGACCGGGACTCGTCACGGTGATAAGTACATTCTCTCGCAGGCCGACCCATTTGACGAACAGGTGGATGGCGTTAAAATTCCTGATTCTAACAGCCAGCCCAGCGTTCCTATGAAGGCGGAGGACACCTTCGACTTTAATCTGAATGCAGGTGAAACAGCTCAGTGTCAGTCGTTTAATCCCGCGTGTGTCGCCACGCAAGTTTATACGACTACGGCCTTGCCGACTTCTTGGGCTTGGCCCGCTGCTTTCGGAAACATTGGTAATTCCGCTAAATTGGCACAATTGCGGAGTGACCAAGAATTGTTTCGTCCTGTTGCGCATGCAGTGCGCATTACATCTGGTCTGGCACCTACGGCTGCTACTGGGTTTTTGCACGTATGTGTTTTTACCCAGGCGTTGTATAATCAGACCACTTGGGCTTACCCAACTACGATTGCATTGATGCAAGCGGTTCCAGGATACAAACGTATCCCTATTGGTCGTTTAACTGCGGAAGGATTGACCGTGGTTAATCGTCCAATGGACACCACTGCTCAACGTTACGTTGACACTGATTCGCCAATTTATGCGAATGCTGGTGTTATGGAGTTTCAAACTGGCTTGCAATGGGGTTCCATTGTCATTGCCATCACTGGCTGCCAATCTTTGACTACTCCTATTTCAGTTGAAAGCATTCTGCATTTGGAATGTATTCCACGTGCAACTGCTATCAGTACGGCCACTCCTGCTGCCAAGTATAATCCAGGCGCGCTGGGTGGAGCGTCGAATGGTAATTCGGCTACCCCACCGTCTGCTTTGGATAGCGAGAAGGCCCAGCGCCGATCAAGTTTCCTTAGCAACGCGTTGCGTGGCGTCGCAGCCGCAGGCGGAGGTAAGGCCCAGTCAATTGGCATGCGTTTTTCCGCATTGTTAAATGCCGGTAGAAGCGCTGCGTCCAACGTGAACATGAGTGGAGGTATTCGGAACGTTGTCTCATCGTCAGGTATGTTATTGTAGTAATGCGTATGGCCCCTCACCCAATAGCCAAAGCTGCTGGGTGGTCCGTTGCAGGGTTTTCAAGTTTGCTGAAACGGTTATAATTAGGTAGGATCTTCCAAGAAGGCTTTGCCTAGTGCATGGTCCGTTCGATCCGCGGAAACAAAGTTTACGGGATACGATATGGACAAAGACCAAAGATTCAGTACTGCGAAGACAGGAGGATATCATTGGGCTGATGCATGGATCGATCCGTCAGTTCCGCTTGCCGGAATAAGGGATCATCCGACAATGTCCGTCAAGGACAGTTATCGGAAACAGGCTCGATTCCAGACCGACGCACTAGCGTGGAAGAATC